AATATTTTTTATTACTCATTGTTTTCAATGCCTTTATTTCATAGTTTTTCCACTATGGCAATAGTAAATAAACCTTGATTGTGCATAACTTTTTTGGTAATGGTCTGTATTCAGAAAGGAAAACAATGAAATTAAAAGACTATCGTACAAAAAATAAATTAAGCTGCTCAGAGTTAGCAAGAAAAATAGGTGTTCATAATATAAATCCTGCGACTAATGTTTGGAGGTGGGAGAATGGACAAAGAATACCTCGTAAAGAAGAGATGAAAAAGATTTACATAGGAACAGAGAAACAAGTACAACCCAATGACTTCTATGATCTCAAAGTATAAGCACGTAAGAATTACTTGGCAAGATATATGTACTGCTGAAGAAGCATGGACACATGAAGATGAGATCCTTCAACATGACGTAGCTACTTGTACTGACACCGGTTATATCTTTAAAAAAACTAAATCAAAGCTATGGCTTTTTAGTTCTTACTCTGAAGATGAAGATGGTTTAAGTGTGGGAGGACTTACTGCATTTCCTATGGGATGTATTAAAAAAATAGAGATATTAAAATGAAGATAATAACTATCTTAATTGTAGCAATGGCACTTACCCATTGTAGCAAAATACAAATAGGTGATTGGACTTATGATCCTAAAACTGCAATGATTAGACTTACATTTGGAGTATCAAAGTAATGACTTATGTAGGTTTGTTTGAAGAAGTTGATTTGCAGCATAAGATTAAAAAATTAAAACAAGAATTAAGAAAAATAAAAGCTGATAAGACTAGAGGTCAGAATGATCTTGAAAGAATTATTGAAGAACAGCTTAAAGAAATAGATACATTAAAAACAGAAATTGACATCAAAGAATTAAAGATTGAAACTTTAAAAAAAAAGCATGAGTTATAATCCACTACCTATTTTTTGCACTATTAAACCTAGTTTCATTAATGGTCTAGGTCTATTTGCTACAAGAGAGATAAGAAAAGATACTGAGCTAGGGATCTCACACATTGAAGTTGATGATACTCTGTATCGTACAGCTCTTGGTGGTTTTATTAATCATGCTGAACAATCTAATTGTGTAAGAGTAAAGGTTAATAATAAATGGTACTTGAAAACAACGATAGATATTATGCCTGAACAAGAACTCACACTAACTTATAGTTTGTATAAACCTGAATGAGATTTGCTAAATACTTTGACAAAGACTTGTATTCAAAATGGCATAGGCTTTGGGAGGGTATCGCAATGGCAGATGTGGACTCGGTTGAAATATGTCGAAATAAAGGCTGTTGGAAACCACTAGCCATCATTGAACACCTCTATGATACCGGCTCTGATAAAAAGAAATACACCAACATAGTAGAGCAAATAGGAAAAGGTTTAAATATCCCTGTTTATCTCGTATATTACAAAGAGGTAGAGGATGACACCCTATCGTTCCGAGTTGCTCAAAAATACCCTATCTCTGAGCCATTAAAGGCTATGTCTGAGCAGGAATGGGTCGGTACATTGTTTCATCTCCAAGCTGAACACCAAAAGGTATGTAAATTTAAGAAATGAAAAAATATCTACCCCATATTAGAATACCTTTTAAATTATTTGATGATGAGAGGATTAAGAAGATACCTGAAGAACACCGATCATCTTCTTTGCTCATCCTCATTGCTTTATTAAAGTTTGTTAACTCACAGAATGGTCAATGTTATCCTCGCCAAGCCACCATATCTAGTATGGTATGCCTATCTCGCAGTACCATATATAGATGTACTGATTTATTGGTAGAGGTGGGGATAATTAAAAAGAAAAGACTTAAATCTACTTTGTTATATGTAATTAACCCTGATTACATTGTTAATAAAAAGATAGATGTGTCATCAAGAGACTATGATGTGTCAAGAAAACACATACCACGTTTCATGATGACTGACATTAGTAAATCTATAATTCAAGAACCAACTTATATTACTAACATTATAAAAGAAGTTTCAGATAAAGGAGGTGATCAATCTAAAATAATTAGTACACTAGCTACTCTACCTGCCGATACTTTAAAGAAAGCCATTAAAGAGAAAGACAATATATTTTATAGTAGAATGGCACTAGAAGAACAGTCTAATAAAAGGGGTAAGCTCGTGGATATACCTAATGTTATTAATAATATAAGAAAGAAAACCCATTTTGGTTATCAGAGTAAGGTAAGCAAGACTAAACGAGATTATGACAGGAAGATTAAGTCAAAAGATTTATTGCGAGGCGATAGCCAAGACTAGTGGTAAGAGATGTAGAGCCAAAGGATATTTTACACCTACTACAAAACGATACTTATGTCGTTTTCATGGGTGTAGTCAGTCTGTGGATAGTAAAACAAGAAAATACAAGGGACTTTTTAAGAATACTAATATAAGTATAGATGCAAAGATTAAACGATTAAAAAACTTAAAGAATTTTAAAGATAAAACTTATGAGCAAATCAAAGAGTATATCCAAGCCGAAGAGCAAAAATCTAGTGCTTTCGGATATAGAACAAAATACTATCTTAGAAATTTTACACGATGGCGTAACAGCTTACGAGTTGGCAAAAGAAAAACAGATCAAATTGAAAACTTTATACAATTACTTAGATCGAAACCCAAAGTTTAAAGAGGAGTTTAACAAAGCACAAGAGATAGGTATTAAAACTTTAGTTGAAAAGATGTGTGTTATTTTTAATACTGAAACTACTGGACTTGATAACAATGACTTGCTTTTTGTAAGAGAAAAGAAAGATTGGTTAAAATGGATAGCTCCAAGAATATCCTCGTTGTTCCAAGAGAAACAAAAGATAGATGTTAAATCTGATAGTGTTGTTAAGATTAGTTGGGAATCTGAACCTGATTTGATTAATGTATCAGAGGATATAGTTGATATACCCTCTAATAATAAAGATTAACTATTTAATTGTTTTTTAATTTTTTCGTAATTTGATTTATTCCATTTCATTTTAGTTGTAGAAATTTCATCATAACATTCATACATATCTGATTTAAAAGACACTTCTACATCTTCTGGATAGTCTTTAAATACAATGAACCACATATTTTTGTATTCGTCACATCTTTTTATTTGTCTATCAATACCTCTATCTCCAAGATACCATACACATTTTTCTTTTGTTTTCATTTTCCCCTTGTTTAGTTGTTTGTTTTTATAATGAGTATATATCACACCTTGAACACTCAATATACTTAAGCACGTTAGAGCTTCAAGCTCTTTCATACTTAAATCTTTTTTACCACTTGCTATCAAAGTATTTTGATAAGTGTCTTTGTAATTTTTCATTATGTTTTTTTTGTTTGTGTTCCTGGTATAGTTGCCAACCACATACAACAACAGCTACCAATATAATTAATATTAATTGCTTATCACTACTCATTATTTACCTTTCATTATTGCTTCAAATATTTCTGTTGCCATATCTACCTTACCAAGTAAATAATGATCGTGATGATCTTCGCATTTATTTATACTATCTACTTCAGTATTGTCTAAATGCTCTTGGCATATATCTTTTATTATTTGTAGTTGCTTCTCGCTGCTCATTCATCCCCCTTTATTATTTTTTCTAATAATTCTTCAGCAAAACATATTCTCTCTCCAATAATTTGACCCTCATCTTCATCTTCTTTACGACCACAATTAAGACAAGTTTCTTCTTCATATTTTAAGCTGTTTAAAATTTTTGATTTAGATTTTATTTCTTCTTTTAACCATTTTTTTATTTGATTTATCTGCTTCTCGCTACTCATACAGGCAAACCTCCTTCCATATAATTTGGATTATCAACTTTATATTTTTTAGTATAAGTATATTTTTTATTTAACTTATCTATTTGCTTTTCTAAATTTCTATTTTTATTTGTTAATTTAGACCATTTATCAAAGGCATCTTGTTCTTTTTTTTCTGTTTCTTGTTTCTGTTTTAATAGCTCTTGCATCTTTACTTTATCAGCTTTAAGCCATCTCTTTTTAATCAAATCCATAGTTTTAATTAAAAATTTATCTGTCACATTTAAAAATAAATTATAATAATATCCACTACCCATCATTTACCTCCTTTTATTGTGTTTAGATCTCTTTGTTCTTTAGCTGCTTTATCAGACTGTTCTTCTACCAAGTCCATGCTTGATTTGATAGCTGATAAATTCTTTTCATTAATAAACTCAATCACATTATCGCTTAGTCTTATACTATCTCTAAATGGATTAAGCTCGGTCCATGATTTGTCGCTTGGTACGTTGGTTAAATCAACCCCATTCTTTTTTTTAACGTAGTCAATCAACCATTGAGATAGTTTATTTTTCATCTTTCCCCCTTGTTTGTTTTACATATACCTTGATTAATTAAATCAACTGCTGTTCTGCCAAATGAACCCTGTAATTTAAAAGCTAACCCTGTATCAATTAAATGTTGCCATGCTTTTATTATAGTTTTTTTATTATCACATTCTATAAAACCTTCAGCAATTCCAACTGCTTTATAATTATTCATTTTCATATTATCCCCTTGTTTGTTTTTATATTTAATATTGTACTCGTTCATTAATATAATAATTATTAAGTTTTCTGCAATTTCTAACGTCAGCTTGTTGATATTCTTGACAATAATTATTATAGAAAAATATTTTATTATCTTTTATCTTTTTTATTTTGGATACTTCTTCTTCAATACATATCCCACTCCACCAACAATACACATAATATTTATTTTTTTTCATCTTACCCCTTGTTTGTTTTTATATTTATCTTAGTTATATTAACCATATTGTCAATAATATTATGCAACCTCATGTTGTTTCTTATTTATCCAAAATGAAGGACTTAAATTGTAATTATTTTCAGCTATTTCTTTAATTGATACAGTAACAGCTTTAGGTTTATTACATAAGCAAGCGTCACCATAACTTAAAGGCTGAACGATTGAACCAATATTGATTTCAGAAGTATCTGGAAATTTATTAATAAAATCATTATAACCATCATAAGTTATTTGAGCTGTAACAACTCTTAATTTTGGATATTGTTTAAACAATTCAGTTAAAAAGTCTCTGAAACCATGCCAACAAATTGCATTAACTTTTTTAGGTGAACCATCTTTGTTTTTACTGAACCCAGTTCTTTGATAATTAGGTTGATCCTTATCCTTTATTAATTTAACTCTCATACAATTTTTACTAACTAAATTATAATCAAGTTTTATTTTTAACTTATTTGTAATATTGATTAACTTATCATTAAAACAATTAAGATCTTTTATATTATATATTTTCATTGCTTCCCCTTTGTTTGTTTTTGTTTGTGACTAAGATTAACACAATGGATTTTTGAGAGGGTTTTAATAAGGTCTGTTAAGATACTTTTAAAACTTCTGCTATCCTTGACTATTTTAATCTCAATCACATTTACCATTGTGGTTATATTTAATTAAAAGTAAATATATGTAAGTGTTCATAATGGGTCAAAGATATTAGTGTGATATAAATGCAACTGTGATAAATATGTTACACTAATGAAATATAGATACTCATATAATATAAAAGATCAATCAGGCAAAGAGGAAGTAATTAACTGTCAATCATATAAGAAGTTATTAAAACAATTAAATTCAAAGTTTAAACCTAATGAAATTATATCTGTAAAGTATAAGAATAAAAAAGATCATGAGCTGCTGAAGTATGTAAAGATTAAAAGAGTGGAATAGTTGCTATTCTAATACAACAACAACGCCGGCTTCCCTCGTGTATATAATCGGTCAGTAGTATTGACCTATATATTATAACATTAACCGATATGGTGTTCCGATATATGAACGTTATAAGAAATTTGTATTGATAGTCGAGAATTATTATTACACATTTATGGTTATGACATTGCTATTTTGTAAATGCTATACCCCCCATAGTACCCAAAGTGGACGCGCCAATTAATATATATATATACATGGGACTCGAGGACACCTTTACAGACACAGCTTTAGCCACCCCCACAGAATAACCCACACCTTTATTTGCCAAGCCTTTCTAGTTTAAAATAATTTACAATTACTATATGTTGTGTAATATGTGGGATTACATACAAGACGACTTAACATCTATAGTTATGATTGATGAAAAGACTAATACTCTTATCATTAAGATATATGGATTAGAAACTAAATCAGCTGCAGAGACTTTTGCACATTACACTATGAGCCTATTGCAATTTGATTATCACAATGCTGAGTATAGTATGCCTAGCAAGATGATACACTAGATATGGATATTAAAATACCTTACACCCCTAGAAAGCTATATAATTTCTTTCGAGAATTAAAAAGAATTGAGGTTAAATGGATATAAAAATACCCTATACACCTCGAAAGCACCAAGCCTTCTTACATAATAAAATATCTAAACATAGATGGTCAGTATTGGTTTGTCATCGTAGGTTCGGCAAAACAGTATGTATGATTAATCACCTTATACGATCTGCCTTATTATCGAAACAAAAAAACCCAAGATATGCCTACATCTCGCCAACATTTAAACAAAGTAAATCAATCGCTTGGGATTACATGAAACAGTTTACAGCTAAGATACCTTACACCAAGTTTAATGAAACAGAGCTAAGGGTAGATTTACCCAATGGTGCAAGAATAACTTTACTTGGGTCGGAAAACTCCGATGGGTTAAGGGGTATCTACCTAGATGGATGTGTGATTGATGAGTATGCAAATGTCAATGAAAAACTATTTCCTGAAATCATAAGACCCGCACTATCCGATAGAAAAGGTTACTGCGTATTTATAGGTACACCACAAGGAATGAATAATAACTTTTATGAATTGTATCAACACGCACAAGGAGCAGAGGATTGGTTTAACTATAAAGCTAAAGC